AAAGTTGATTGCGTTAATTTCTTGTTTGAGACAATTCACAAATTTGATGAGACAAGAGGCACAAATGCATTTTCATATTTCAATGTTGTTGCAAAGAACTGGCTGATTATTAAGACTAAACAGAAATCTCAGAAGATGAAAAAGCTTGTGAGTCTAGATGACCCAGAGAGCTTATCTAGTTACGATACGTGTCTAATAGAAGAATACAATTATCTGCCCTTTAAAGATGCAGGCATGGAATTTGCAAATCGCAAAGAGATAGTTAAGATGCTCTATGACATAAGAATGAAAGCTAAGTCAGAAAATGAATTGTCTTGCATTAACTCTATCATAACTGTTTTTGAAAATTTAGACGATATTGATTTGCTAAATAAGAGCGCAATACTTCTCTACATGAGAGAATTATCAGGTCTCACGCCTAAGCAAATGACAACTACGATGCAAGCGATAAAGAGTTACTATAAAAAGTTGAAGGTAGAATCTTCTAAATCTCAATAATTGTTAACATGAAATCTATTGAAGCTGCAGAATTACTGTTAGAGCAGAAGACCAAAGACTTCTCTGACTTACTCAATCAAATAGACGGTGTTTCTGATAAGAAAAAGAAGCTGTGGAAAGAGATCTATGAAAATGCGGTTGTAGATCGTCAGAACGCTTACGTTCTTTTTTGTTCTTTAGTAAAAATTGTAGAGAATGATAGCACAGAGCACGCCGTGCACGGTAAGACGCTGTCATCTTACATTGAAAAGATGAGCAAATCAAATGATCAGCTAATTAGACTATCTGAATTGATATCTAAAGCAGAAAAAGCTAGTGATGAGATAGACCCAGAAGAGATATTTAGGAAAATAGAAGGTAATTAATGTGGAATCCTAAAGATCTACTACATTCAGTAGACCCTATACAGGGTTTCGTAGAAAGTGGTATACACGGCGGTCATTTTAAGACCGTTCCCTCAACCATGCCTACATTTCGACGCATGGTCGTATTAGACGTCATATCTGATCCTCGTGCAATTTTAGGAAATGATAGAAAAAAGATCGACTATTTTAAAGACGTGCTAGGGGTCTCAAATATACAGTACGCCAATGTTTTACCAAGAAATACAATCGTGGGTCAAATGATCAGGTCTGATCAACCTCCGATGTTTTTATTTCCATTTTTTTCTTCTCACCTTTCGTTGCCTTGCAAACCGGGAGAATGCGTTTGGTCGATGATAGAGGACCCTGAAATAAATCCAATAGACATAGCGTATTGGATATGCAGAATCACTGAGCCTCACATTGCAGATGATGTCAATCATACACATCCATCAAGAGCATCCGACCCTAGTTTTGCAGGAATTGATAGAACTTCAAAGGTCGAACGTTCTAAAAATGATGGCAAAACTAACCCAAGATACGAACTCAGAAATGGAGTAATTAAAGTTAATTACGGTGAAAGAAATGCGGATGTAAACAATCTTCTTGTTACGAATACTGTGCAAGAAGACTACTTTGAACTGTTAGTTACGCAATCAGATAGTTCTCAATTAGTTCAGTTTGAAGCAATCCCAAGATTTAAAAAAAGACCATCAGACATAGTGCTAGAAGGATCTAATAACTCTTTGATCGTTTTAGGCACTGATAGAATTTCTAGTATTGGTACGTTCTCAGAGGGCGGAGATTTTGTCAATGGCCCAAAGCCATCTCTAACAGCTGCTAGTTATTTTACGAGAAGTGCAGGAAGCATAGATCTCGTAGTAGGTAGAGGTCAGACAATCTCAACGTTTGGGCAACAAGTAGCTACAACTTCTATATTAAAATCAACAAAAGACAGCCCGGGTCTTCCTATAAAACAAGAACTTGCAAAAGCTGAAGATCAATTAGTTCCACAAGAAGGTGACTTCGATGTAGTAAATGATCGAAGTAGAGTACAGATATCGCAGAGGACAAAAGTAGACGAAAATTACTCTTTGACCGAGTTTAACTCAGGCGAATTTGACGTGCTAGACTCTAATAGCGGAGATTCAGCTATAGTTCTAAAAACAGACAAGGTGCGTCTCATCGCCAGGTCTGATCTACAATTCATTGTAAAAGGTTTCACCACGGGAACAAATGTTGTCAATGAATCTATAATGAACGAGTCAGATGATAGTGCGAATTGGTCTACAATCATAATAAAAGCAAATGGAGATGTCATCATTAAGCCGTCAGAAAAGGGAATGATAAAATTGGGAGATGACACTGCAGATAGAGCACTATTGTGCACAGACTTTCCAGCTACTTTGATTGATACACCCGCTCAAAAATCAGTAAATCCTGCAACGCCACCGCTTCTTAATACGATGGGAGGAAAATTTGGTGGTACAGGAATACCAACGCAGGGCACATGGGCTAGCAAGATATTAGTGACAGGAGCAAGATAATGCCTGGGATAATGGAAAATGTTGGTATATTAAATGCTTCAGGAAAGCTGACAAAAGAAGCTAAGCGAGCAATAATTGAAAGACTAAATGAGGCTCAAGAAAAGGGTACAGAAAAAACACCCCCTGTTGACAAAAAACACCAACTTCCTGATGACATACTTGATGAAGAAAAATTTCCGGAATTTCACAAAGAGGTATTTGGAGCCTACGAAGGGGCCATTAATTCTCTTAACATGGAGGGAAATTTTTCTTTGCCTCCTCCCTTCGTAGATCCGATAGCGCTTGCAGTTAAGTTAAATCCTCCCATCACAGGTTCTATTAAATTTAACTTTGCAAATCTTCCTTCCATCAATCCCGTCTCTCTTGCGCTGATGCTAGAAATAACACCTCTTGACTTGATGTCTAAGTTAAGTCTGCCACCAAATGATCCTGACGCAATAATAAAACCTCCTCTGCCAAATTTTTCTTTACCAGCTTATGTACCAGATCCAGCCTACTTGAAAGAGATAGCCAACATCAATAGTCTCATAGCGGCACCTGGATTTCCTAAACCCTTTGTTGATAAAATAGAATATGATTTGTGGAAAAGTCCACAGTTTGGAATTCCAAAAGCGTTTGGCGAAGTATTAAAACAGCTTTTGCAGGACCCGGCAAAGATTCTTGGAATGGTAGCGCCTGAACCTAACTTGGATTTTGCAATAGAAGCTGTTCAAAAATCAGGTATATTTGGTAAATCTGATGAAGGTGAAAACACAAAGTCAGCTATTCAACAAGACTTAGCTAAATATGTAGGACAAGCAACAGGAGTTGTCGCACTTGGTATGACTATAGGCGACGGGGGTGTGCCTGGCGCGACGGGTTTGTGTTCAAACAAGATAAAACTTAAAGTCACAAATGTTGAAGCTGAAGTTGTTGAATTTGCTGTGCCTGATGTGGCAGGTTTAAAAATGATTCAAGTAGCCAAGGCATTTCTATCATCACCAGCAGGTTTAAGCACGCCCGGAGCATCTTCTGTAGGATTAAGCAGCATAGGAGATCCGGGTGCTAGTTTTCCAAATTTCATACTTGCAAAAGGCTATAAAAAAGAAGTACCTGAAAAAACTGAGTACGGAACAATTGCTACAACTTGCGGCCTATTGACACCAACTATGATAGACGTTCTGCTAGGTAAAGGTTGGGACTCCGCAAATGGGGGCGAAGTTGATATTACAGGCAAACCGGCATCGTCTAAGCAAGCACCTTCACCAATAAAAGAAGCGCAAGAAGCAGGTCAACAGAATACACCTAAGCTTGATGGAAAAGGTACAATCATTCCAAAAGGACCAGTAGGATGCATGATATTTGGCAAGCTTTTAAGAGCATGGGTGCCGTCGGGCGGAGGAAGGCAACCTAGTGCAGGCGACATTTATTTCGTCGGTTCCGGTGGATCAGTAGATCATACGGGTGTAATAGTAGGCGGCGACACGCTAGGTTCTGCAGTCACAGGCAATATAATCTTGACAGCAGATGCGGGTCAAGGAGCAGCAGGTGTACCGAAAAATACAAATATTGCAATTGGAGACGAAATTACTGTAAAGGGTAAAAAAGTAAAGCTGACTGCAGGAAATACTAATGACGCGGATGTTCAAGAAGCATTAAAAAAATTAGCTACTGGTGTGCCTGCTGATCAACAGCATGGCTGGTTTAGAAAATCTTGGCATCCTGGCACTAATGAATCAGGCAGTGCACAAATGGCAGGAAACTTTGGAGAAGGTGCTAATCAAAAAGTCAAGAGTGGTAAACCACCTCGGCCAATACCCGGGTGGATTAGCGTCTCTAAGCTTCTCAAAGTATTGGGCGGCTGTGTTCCAAATGGCACAGCTGATCCTGCGGAACAAGTAAAATTCAAGAGGTGGGTGGAAGATGCATATACTCTATCTTGGAAGGCGGGCAGCAATAGTCCCATCTATCAAGCAGGAATAGTTTTTGATGAGAAAACCCCAGAACCTTATTATCATGCATTTGGCAATCCTGATCAAGCCAGAGGCACTTACAATCCATAAGTTCTTAATACGTGATAATTAACTCAAATGGCAACTTATAGTTTCAAGAGCTCAGGTAAAACTTTGGAGCAGAGAGCAGTTGAAGCTCTCAACTCGTCTAGAATACCCTTTGGAATAAAAACTCCCATGGAATTAGGATCTACAGGCGAGGGGTTGATTGCCATGAATTACAACCTAGGTGATCAATTTGCTGATAATCTTAGAAATCTACTACTAACTAACTGGGGAGAGCGGTTAGGTGTCTACGACTTTGGTGCTAATTTGAGACCTCTCACGACAGAATTTACATCTCAAGAAGATTTTGATAATGAAGCTATCGAGAGAATTAGAAATGCCGTTACTCGTTGGATGCCGTTCGTTACTTTAAATACTTTTGAATCAGTCATTGATAGAACAGAAAATAAGAACACAGCAGTCATTAAGATAAACATCACTTACAGCATACCCGCAGTTGAGCAAAACAATAGATCATTACAAATTGTTTTGTATGTAATATGATTTAGCGTCTATTTATTGACGCTGGGGTGACATCTAATGGCATTTACGGATAACAAAGAAGCATTAAAGACCATACGCCAGAGGAATTACCTGGCTAGAGACTTTGACGGTTTTAGGAGAGTATTGCTTGAATATGCACGGCAATACTACCCAGATAGAATAAAAGATTTTTCTGAAGCATCCCTGGGTGGTCTGTTTTTGGACATGGCAGCCTACGTTGGTGATAATCTTTCTTTCTATTTAGATCATTTATACACTGAGCTAAATCCGGACACTGCAATTGAGACTAAAAATATTGAACAAGCGCTCCGCAATGCAGGAGTAAAAGTAGTGGGTGCTGCCCCAGCTCTCGTTTCCATAGACTTTTATATAGAAGTTCCGGTCTTAGAAGACCTTTCACCTGATCCTACGCTTTTGCCAACCGTTCAAGCTGGCACTATTGTCAAAGCAGACAACGGCACTTCTTTCATTTTAATTGAAGATGTTGAATTCTGGCAGGTCAATGCTGAGTCATCAGCTATTGAGCTAAACACCGACGTAGAAGTTTCTAACGGCAGAAGGCTCAACAACGTGATAGTGTCTAAGATTCTTAAAAAGTCTGGATTGTGCTCTTCGGGTGTACAAACTTCAGAGTCTGTACAGGTAGGTGCTTTTACACCATTTAAAAGAGTAACTCTACTAAATCCAAATGTGACAAGCATCATCTCAGTATCCGACTCAAACGGAAATATTTACTATGAAGTTGATGGTCTCTCACATGACGTCGTATATCAGAACACTGTAAACGTCACTCAGCGGGACGTTTACGCAAAAGATTCACTAAGGGTGATTCCTGCGCCCTATCGCTACATAAGTAGAACTTCACTGGATGATAGAACTACTACTCTGGTTTTTGGCGGTGGAACAGCAGATTCTCTTGACGATGATGCAATTCCTGATCCCTCAGAATTTGCCATACCACTCAGATATAAGCAAACATTTTCAAGAAGAGCTGTAAATCCTCAAAGACTTCTTCAGACTACTACACTGGGCGTTGGGCCTCAAAATACAACACTGTCAATAGTGTATCGTCATGGCGGAGGTTTATCGCACAATGTGCAGATCGGCACGATTCGAAGCATAGTCACGTCTAATGTAATATTTCCAGAAAATCCAGATTTTTCACTACAAAAACAAGTAAGAACATCATTAGAGGCGTTCAATTCCTCACCCGCGTCAGGAGGAGAAGACGCGCCTTCTTCTGATGAACTTTTGGCAATAATTCCTACGCTTAGAAGCTCTCAGGAAAGAATCGTTACAAAAGAAGATCTCTTAGCTAGAGTCTACACAATGCCTTCTAACTTCGGTAGAGTGTTTCGTGCTTCTGTGTCAAATAATCCAAATAATCCTCTTGCTTCTAGACTACACGTTATTTCTAGATCACCTGAAGGCAGACTCATTCAGTCTTCAGATGTTCTCAAAATAAATCTTAAACGCTACCTTAACTCTTACAGAATGATTTCAGATGCAATTGATCTTCTTGATGCAGAAGTGATAAATCTTGAAGTATACTTTCAGATCATTGCAGATCCCAGCTATAACAAGACGACTTTGTTAAAAGACATAATAAGATCTATTCAGAATCAATTAAATATAAAAAATATGCATATAAATCAGCCGATTGTTAGATCTGATATTACTACAACAATTCTGTCCCACAGAGGAGTTCTAGCAGTTGACAATGTGACAGTTTCTAACTTATATGGTATTGTGAAAAATAGACAATATTCTTCAAGCACATTTGATGTGAAGGCAAATACTAGAAATCAGATAATTTATCCACCACCGGGAGGAATATTTGAAGTACGTTATCCTGAAGCAAACATAATTGGTAAGGCAATTTCAAATGTATAGAACTCTCAAATCTGACAAAGACACATACATTACAAATAAAGTCATCGCTTCCAAATCAAGAGTTTCAGGTAACGTCGGTCTGGCAGGCACACTTGATTTGTTTAAATTGCACGATCAAGCCCCAGATAGCTCCGGTATAACGGATGAGATTTCTAGAATATTGATTCACTTTGACCTACAGACTTTAAAAGATCTTTGGTTCTCAGGCAGCGTAGATATTGCAGACGACTCATTCTTTTGTCATGTTTCTCTAAAAGATGTCTACGGTGGACAACCAACACCCAGCGATTTTACAGTCAGCGTATTTCCGCTCTCAGCATCATTTGAAGAAGGCTTAGGCAAGGATTTAGTTTATTATTCTGATGTAGATGCGTCTAATTGGCTTTCTTCTTCC